TTTTATGACCAACATCTCACGATGATATCCCAAGTTGATTATTTTCTTAAATAACATTATAGTAATATTTTTATAATTTGCATGATAAAAGAAATTGAATGGTCAGACCCATTGCCTCCCGATGATGATTGTAGATACGATCACATAAAAGCAACCACGTCGATCGGATCGTTTTTAGTCACCTGGAAAGGGTGGAAACTATATGACTGGCCGACATTGGATGAATGTCCTTGGGATCCATACCCATCAGATAGTTATCCCTCAGTAGATGAGGCAAAACGAGCAATACAAGAACAATATAATACAAGAATTTTACAGTGTTTAACCAACCACAAAGGATGATCCAACCATGTCGATGCATAATAACCTCCCCAGACGACCACGACACGAGAAATACAAGGTGTTCGTGGATTTAGATGGGGTTTTGGTAAATTTTGAGAAATTTGCGCGTGTTACAATAGGAATAACTCCAGTTGATCCAGAAACTGGAGCAAATCGAAAAAAAGAGTTTTGGAAGGCCGTGGATAAATGGACGAGAGATGGTAACCAATTTTTTAAAGCTATGGAACCATTAGATGATGCCAGTATATTATGGAAGGCATTGATTCAATTCACGACTCCAACTATATTATCAGCAACGGGGCATGTACAAAATGCTGCTGTGGAAAAACGAGAGTGGGTGAAGGATTTTTGTGGAGCTGGATTTGCATCTAATGCGTTGTTTGTGCGAGATGGTAAAGATAAAGCAGCACACGCCGCACCAAACCACATATTAATTGATGATAGATCAATAGCAATTGATCCGTGGGTTGCCGCTGGAGGAATTGGGATTTTGCATACATCAGCATTAGATACGTTATTGAAACTAGAGGCAATCCTATCGTGTCGTATACCGCATTTGTAATAGATACAAATCAACGATCCAATCTACTTAATGTGTTCGTTCCATCCGAACATCACACAATCGCCCATCACGTTACTCTTGGAATGGGAGATGTGAGACACAAAATACCAACTATACATTCAGCTACAATAGTAGGTAGACTACAAGTCACTGATATGGATATACTAGTGGTTGCTATTAATGGAGCAACCACTAGGCCGAATGGTGGCACATATCACATCACCTGGTCGATTAATAAAGACGCTGGAAAGAAGCCAAACGATTCTAATCTATGCCTATTATCATACCCAAACGACATTGTTTGGGATATCAACATTCCAATCAATGGGAATGTTGAACTATGTAAATAATCCAACGTTCACATAAATACCCCTGTTATTATATTAATGAGGATTTGAATGGAACCGGAAAAGCCAGTTGTCGATGGATCCACAACTAATACATTGAATAATACCATAAATGATATGCCATCGTGGGCAAGAGCAATCGTTGGCATAATGACAGCCTTGGTAACGCTAGTGTTAAGTTTGGGAATTGATGTAGGAGATTTAACAAAGACACAACAAGATGCAGATCTACGGTTACGGTCAGAAGCACAACAATTGCAATCCAAATTGGATGACGCGAAAGTTCAATTGGAGCGTGAAAGATTATTGGTACAAGGTGGGATCGATGTAGCGAAAAAAGTAGATTTGGAAAAATCTATATCATCGCTGCAACAAGAAGTCCACAAATTGTCAACTGACATTCACAAGATCAAACAACACAGATAATTACTCATAGAGTGGGCTGAAACCAGCCTACTCTTTTTTGTTGTACTTTCCTTTTTTATAATTAGATAATATCTGAGTTAGTTCGGTTATATACAACTCCACTCGGGCATCATGTGATGTAATATACACCTCATACGTAGCTAATTTATCCATTGCTTCAGTCAACGCCAATCTAGTTTTCTCTACTTCGTGATGAGTAAATCTAAACATCGGTAAGGTTGATATATAGTCAACAGATACCACTCCAATACTAACCAAAAACTCACTCAACTGATTCTTATCCACAAATTTCTTCATCTTTGTTGTTATATTATTATCAGCAGCTTTTATAATGCTATGCATTCGCTCTATATCAATTAATAACTTATCCCGAAGAAACTCAAATCGTTTAATATACCAATCGACTCGCCAATCCGTAAACTGCGTAATTATATCTGCACTAGATGGCTTAATTACATACTGTCCGGAAAAATCCAAAACGTTCAAATTCTCGACTTCGCGCACTACCAATTTCAACTCAGTACATATTTTATCGTCTGTCCAATCTACTAATACATTAGGAGCAAATTTAACGGTAATATCAATCACATCTTTAGAATTGTCTAACTTCGAAATAATCTGCCCATCTACAATCATTCTATTGATATTCGATATAACTACAGTATGTCGCTGCCCATATGGTAACTTAGTAATTCGGATGACATTAGGAGACACTCGTTCAAACGCTCCCTTGAATGTATACGCAACATTACCATTGTCCATTACTTTACAATTACACGCTGCGTTATCCAGTGGATGAAACGTTGGGGTCAACTTAGGAGTGATTGGTTTTTTCTTTAGATAACACAACTGAGCTCCTATGATATCATCCAACATTCTAGGAAGAATGTTGGTAGCATACCCAACTCCAATTCCTTCTGTGCGGTTTAACAATACAATTGGAATTAATGGCAAGAAATGTAATGGCTCTAGTAAGGTATCATCGTAGTTGTATACCATAGGGATTATATCCATATCACACAAAACGACATCTTTACTGAACTCACTAATTTTGATGGACGTGTATCTGGAGGCCCCAAACGCCCGAGGTTCCAGTAAGGTACCAAATGATCCATGTCCTTCTAATAACGGAATATTGTTACCATAAGGAGCTGCCATCCCATCGATGGTATCTTCTGGAGTATCATGTGGGTGAATGCACAGTGTATTCCCCCCAACGGCAGCACTCTTGTACTTGTGGCCATCCTTTAGTACCCACAAGATCCGGCGGCTGGCCGATCTCAACCCATCGCAAATGAATGGGAGACTTCGATTGCGCATTACATACATAGCATATGCTCTACGTTGCGCTAATACATATTCCGAACTTTTAATTTTCATGAGTCTCCCGTGTCTTCAATGACGACGTATTGGTTGATAGGATGGCACTCGGTTGGACATCTACCGCTCTATGGGTTATATTTCTCCAATCATTTTCCCACATAACTACTAAATTATATCCCAAAGCCAGAATCTCTTCTTCTCTTAACTTGGTATTTCTGTATTTGTCTCCCAAGGTCACATCTCCATGGAATATTTTTGCTTGGTCTTGATTAGCTGGATTTCCATGCCAATAATCACCATGGAATTCATAAATAGTATTCGTTATTGGGCAGTATCCATCTGATCGTAACCGAGTATTAGTTGGGTGCCATTGATATTCTCTTTCTGTAATTCCTAATGAGTCGAGCCATTGATTCGCTGCGTAACTAGTGCATGTATTTCTAATTTCTATTCCTGCTTTCCGTAGGTGAGAGATAATGGTGCCATAATACACATCTCCCAGTTCATATGCTATTTGTGTTGATGGTTTGTTTTGTGATATATATTGGTCAAATAACCAATGTGAGTCTAGTAGCAACGGAAGTGCATCTACTATATCCTTCTGACCAGCAAATTCAGTTCCATATCGTTCTAAATTAGTAGATTTAACTTTTTCTCGAATACCAGGAGAACTAAGAGCGTTGTTGTGTCCATATCTCTCTAAATTAGTAGATGCAACTTTCGACTTAACTACATCAGAACCAAACGGGGATTCGTGTCCGTGTCTCTCTAAATTAGTTGCCCTTTGTTTATCTCTAATAATAGGAGAACTAAGGGGGGATTTAGTTCCATATCGTTCCATGTTGGTTACTGTAACTTTTTCTTTCTTTGTCCCTTGAGCAATATTTTCGTGTCCATATCTATCTAAATTAGTAGCTTTTATCTTTTCCCGGATAATAGGAGAGCTCAGTGGAGATTCGGTTCCATATCTATCTAAATTAGTCAACCGTCTGACATCAAATACCTCAGTATCCGCGTGATAACAGATACTACAGCAGTAAGTACTAAATCTACCATGCGATGCTTGCCACTTAACGTCATTATAGCACATTTTACATTTAATTGGCCATTCTTTATCGTTAATCATAAGCCATTCTTTCATTTTCTTGGTCAATTTCATAAAAAAATCCCCGTAAATTAAATAATATTATACGAGGGTTGTTGTGTTAAATCAACGGATGAGTTGACTGATTGATCATGTGGTTTATTATTAGTAGCAGCATAACTATAATTCTGTGTGTTAAGCTGGAACTAATCGTCTTCTTATTACAAGATCGCGTAAGTTAATAGGACAGTATCCAAGTTGTTCAACTGACACATTAATGTGACGTTGTGATAGATTAATAGTATGCGTGTGTCCGTGAACAGACACACATCCATCTGGAATATCAGTTAATGGATAATGCGTAAAAATATATTCAGTGCCATCAATTGGTAATGACGCAATAGCATGAATCTCATCAAACTCCATATCACGAAGTTTTCCAGTTAGTCCTTTGAAATCATGATTGCCTGGGATCAGCACATTATACCCCACACATTCAGCTAATAACTGTTGAACTAATGTAATATCTCCAAATCCAACATCCCCTACCCAAATTACCACATCATTTGGTGTAATTAGACTACAGTACTGAAACACCATATACTCATTCATTTCCTGAATACTACCAAATGGACGATCACTATATTTTATAATATTTTTGTGATTAAAATGTTGATCTGACCATACGTATATATTTTCAATTTGGGAAGTGAAAACTCGTGAATTTTTGTAGTGTTCACTAGGAAAAGTCCACATTTGAGGATTTCGATTTTTAACTCGATTATCGTGAGTTGTGTCGATAGTACTCAAATCTCGCACATATAACTGGACTAATTCATTGTATGTCATAACATCTCCTGTGCTGGGTTAGATAACCAAGTTCGGCGAATTTCTGGTTCAGCTCCAAATAACAAAAATAGAGCTTCACCTAATTTACCATCATCTACTATTGGAATCAAGTATTTCTTAACATCTCCCAATATAACATTCCAGTCTGGCATGCTCATGGATCCCAACCCTTTCATATACTCCACTGTCCAATTCACATGCTTGTGTTTATTGGCTTCAAATTGCTCTCTATCGGAAAAGTGAATACGCTTCCGTCCTTTTGATACCACCACATTCGGTACAATCAATCGATGAATAAAAGGTGGTTGGGTTGGATCCAACAATTCAGGCCAGAACTGGTAAAATAAATTGGTCAACAAACAAAAAATATCTCCTCCATCATAATCAGCATCGGTAGATATCGCTATGGATCCGTATGACAACATCGACCTAATAGCTTTTTTGCCTGGAACCAATCCTATAGTGGTTATTAAATCTGTTACCGCACTAATTTCCAATAGCTGATGTGGCGATAAACCATATACGTTATTAATTTTTCCAGTTAATGGAATAACTGCCATAGTTTTGGGGTCTCTCGCTTCCGATATACTCGATTTTGCACTAAGGCCTTCTGTTATAAACAATATACAGGTCATTCGATTAGTATTGGTAGCATCTAATAGAGTATCTATTATATGTCTACTTTTGCGTTCTTGCTTCTGTTGAGCCTTCTTAGTGCTAATAATATTATTTCTACTTTGAACTAATTCGATAATATCTGCTATCCAAGATTTGCTATGTTTATTAAATGCCTTTTCGTGTGTCACTATAATTGAATCGAAATCTTTTCTCAGATCAGGACCTGTTAATTTTAACTTGCTCTGACTATCGTACTCAGGGTTGTGTATGTGCAAGCTACATAATATCCGCATGCTGTTTCTGATGTCATTTTTGGTTAAATCAACTCCAGATTTAGATAACAATTTATTATTACTATCTATTATGTGCTCATACAAAGAATTAAACAATTGTGTATTACACTTCCCACCATCAAACAGAAATGAACTATTAACCCACGTTAAACATCTAGCTTCAGGAGATATAGTATCATCCATTTCTCCCAATACAACTAAAATGGTACCTTTGACGCGGTCACTAGAAATATTGAATGAATACGCACTTTCGGTGGAGTGGATAAACTCATTAATACCGTTATTCATAACAATCTTACTGTTATTATAAAATACTGTTATTTCTGGGTGTAACGCTGCTAATTCATGAGCCTTGGACATTACCAATTCTGGTGGAATCGATCCAATAGGAAAAATAGCGGGATCTAACTGGAATTTAATCTGTGTTCCAGTAGGAGCTTTTTTTACCGAATGTATAGTAGGAACAGATGCTGTTGCTGCACCATCTTCAAATTTTTGATAATATTGCTTACCTCCTCTATGAATTAAAACCTCGAAACTCTTACTACAGAAATTCGTCACCGAAGACCCAACTCCATTTTGACCAATCACTCCCAACCCTCGATCTTCAACGAAGTTTCGTCCTGATCGCAATGAGCCGAACACGACTTCTGGTGTGTGTTTTCCAGTAACGTGTTTATCGATAGGCACTCCTCGTCCTGTATCACTAACCACAAATGTGTTAGATGCTACATCAGATTGTATTCTTAATTCTTTAACGCCAGATGGCATATGAGAGAATTCATCTATAGCATTGTCGATAATTTCACACAATGCCCGATACGCAGCAGGCACAAATGCAATTGGAATGGTATATGATTGTTTTGTATAGTCCGGTATGTGTCCCTGAATAGTATTCATGTTGCCTAAGTAGACGCTAGTTCGCAATCGAACATGACTTCTGTCGTCTAATACTAAGATATCATCACTTGTGTACGAATCGGAGCTCATGCTAGGTATTACCTTCTCTGTCAGTTGGGTTCTCCAACATATATCGAATATCATCAATTGCGTGTGTTAATGCTGTGCGAAGTAGCTGCGTTGTTTGGTTGTTTGGTAAGTCATATAACCGATTTAAATCATCGGTATATTTCTGATAATGCTGCTCGAGTTCTTGACGAGACTTGTTATAAAATTGTGGATCTATCATGTTACATCATCTCCTTGATGGTGGCTTCCCATAAATTGCGTGTAATGATACCTCCGCCACGCATTCGTTTAATATTGTGTATTTGTCGATTACTGACATAGTGTATAGCTTCCCAAACACCGATATCATATCGGATATGTCTTTGCAATCTCCCATGCTATTATCTATCGCAGGTAACGATACTCCCCATCCCAATTGAAGAGCTTGACTAGCAAGCCTCCAACCATCACCTGTTTTATCCGGGATTACTATTTTAGGACGATTGGATGAGTTTAGCCATGCGATTTGAGCATCCGTCATCTCACTACCAAATACCGCAACGCCATTAATTAATACAGCATCGAACCACCCCTCCACCACATAAATAGGCTTAGATGAGTTTTCCTGAATATTGTGGTAGCCGAATAAAATATTTTGCTTGCTGATAGAAGGGGTTAGATACTTCTTTTGGTGCAACTGGGTTAAATCTCTACCTTGATAATAAATCAATTGGTTATTGTAATATATAGGTATAATAATGCGTCCGTACCATCTGCGATCAGCTTCTACTTGGGACTGCTTAACGCAATAAAAAAGTTGACTAGATGGGTCTATCCCTCTACTAATCAAATATGATATAGCTGCATCACCCCATTCATCGCCTTCTTCCATTCGGTAAAAGATAGACGGAAGGTTGATGACAGATGGTGGAATAAGCATAACACGAGGAATAGCAGGAGTGGGTGGTGAATCCACTCCTTGCTTCATATTTAACAATACCACTCTTTGCCAATCAATCTCATTAATTCCAAACGCCCTTAATATCGTTTGCATGTTTACTGAAACTACATTAACATCAGGATCATACTTAGCTGAAATCCCACAATTATAACACTTGTATCCAACTGCGCCATCTGTGAATTTGAATCCTGCCCGCAATCCCTTATGGGAATGGTCGTTGCACACTTTGCAGGCAACTTGATGCCAACCACTTCCTTTAGCAGGAGGTAATGGAATGTAAGATTCAATAACATCTTTCATATACTACTCTACTTCTGTTGGGTCATCATCCACTTCGAGTTCTTCCTCATTAGCCAACATCTCCTCTACCATGGCTAGCCGTTCACTCACGTCATCAGATAATAACCAGATATCTTCCCCCTTCAGCATGCGACTGAGTTCATCCTCTGATAGAAACGGCAAATAAACCTCACTGGCGAGTTTATTGAACCACCGTTCAGTGGCAGCGGTTTGTAATTTAATCTCATGCCCACTACCAAACGAGCCCCCTCTATAATTATGAATCATCATAATCGAATTAGGTGTGACTATTCTCTGCTTGCCGGATAAAAACAATAAACTACCCAGAGAATATACCATACCCGACATTACAGTAATTACCTCCGCTTGACTAGAGCGCATTGCGTTCATAATCTGGACACCAGTGTCCAATTGCCCACCGATTGTGTTTAAATAGATAACAATCGCGTCATCAGGCCCCGCGGTAGCTAGTCTATGGTTCATATCAATGAATTGATCTGGAGGACCGATTTCGCCACTAATATAAAAATGAGTTTCAACTGCGGTGTGGAGAATGTCTAATTGTTTAAACGGAGGAACTCTATCATTAGGAATGATGATTTGTTGGTAGTCATCTGAATTATGTGAGTGGTGTTTACGTTCCATGTTATTTAGTCCTTATTAATGTTGTACTTGGGTTTGCGGCGATACCATAATAATCCTCCTAACCACGACATATTTGCCACTGTTAAGAATACACTACCATAAAAACTCCACATTTGATTTAGCATAGGGTAGTATATAATATTCCAAACTCCCCATCCCGTAAAAAATAAATTGCTGAGAAGGCTAATTCCCTGTACCGCCTTATCTCGGTATAGCACACGACAATGGTTGAATACCATCAACCCCCCAATCCACTCGAACATAGAATTTAATAAATCAGGATTCATGTGGGATCCGAGGAAATTGTCTAGTATAATCGGTATAAGTAACCTGATTATGGTTGGGTGATACTTGTTTACTTATTATACTAAAATTCTCGTTGACAATAGCTTTTGGAAAAAATCTAGTACAGTTATAGTTTCCATCAATATGAGTTAAATGTAAACAGTTGGATAATTCAACTCCAACGTCGAATATACTCCCTCCTCCTATGAAAAATACTATCCCGTTAGACTCCTTCTGCAATTGGAATACCAAATCTAACGCACTTATTACGTCAGGAACAACATGAGCGTTTGGGATAGTCGATAATTTAGTGGATAATACTATACTTTGTCTACCAGGTAATAAACAATCAGGGGATGATATTGATGTACGCCTATCAATATCATAATACGTGGACTTCCCCATGATACATATTCCACCCATTGTTAGATTTTTAAACCTACGGAAGTCTTCCGAAAAATACCAAGGAATTTCTCCATCACGAGCATATCCCCACTTATTATCTACAGCAGCAATAGTCCGATACTCCATTAGGCCTCCTTAGCGGATTCTAATTGATCTATCACTCGCTGGAGAGTGTCCGCTTCCGTCTTATCTGTTCGCAACTCCAGATGCCTCGGTAAGAATAACGAATACACCGGATTCGATTCAGTGGGCTTCATAATATCATTAAATTGCACTGCCATAATAGTACCGATTAAGGACTCCCGGTTATTGTGAATATCCAACCGCTTAGCATCAGCAAACCCAGATACATTAACTTCCAGTAAATCATCACATGTACGACAAGTAATAGACCCAAATGTAGATTGGTGCTTGCCTGATCCAGGTGTGAATCCTACTATCTTCAAATCACAATCAACCGTTAATTTTAATTTAACTTGTTGTTTAGATGTACCATCTTTCCATATCCCATCCGACTCTTTAATGATTGTGCCCTCTCTCCCAGCTGCCAACATCTGAGAATAATGAGCATACGCTTCTGCCATGCTATATACGATTTTAGTTTCTACTAATTGAATAGGCCAATACCCTTCTACATCTAACGCATCACTGGATTGTGATACTACATCATTTACCAATGCTGAAACAGCTGCGAATCGTTCCCGATATGGAGTTTTATCTTGTCCTTTTGCCTTTACCGCAGATACTGCTATGCGATCCCATATGACAAATGATGGATATTCATCATCAGCAAATGATCCACCCTGTTGAACACTATTTAAGATTCCATTTCCTATCTCTCGAGGAAGAGGCTCCAGTGAGCCTCCTTTATATACCAACATCTCGCCTTGGTATTGGAATCCAAGATAAGCCGCATCTAAATTTGATACTACATCATCTAGCGCAGAGAACGCTGATATTGGGAAAGGAGTTCCACTCCTGCTAGCAATAGAAAAATTAGTGCTACTGACTATAGTGAGATTGATATACATACCATCACACTTTTGCTGGGAATGAATCCCACCTACCCAATTCCATTTATCTAACTTAACGTCTTTAGGCAAACTACACCGCTGATATGGAAATACAGGAATCAAATCCGGAAATACCTTATTGATGGTGGACGCATTTACACCGCAGCGCAAATCCTTTGCTAATATTTTAAAGAATAAGGATGCTGAGTCTGCTGATAATCTCAACATTTCAGTCTCGATTGCTACCTTGGCCGCATTACCAGTTAACGATCGTTCAATTAATCGATCTAATAAATCCCAAGTCAGTAAATCAAATTCAAATCCATCGGTACAATCCCGATCCACCAGGAATGGAGTAATTCCGTATGTCTTAAATGGATTCAGCGTGTAATCTAACACCTTAGATAAACAAACATTGCTCTTGTTGTCCATTAGTATCTGAATTTTGTTGTTTCTACTAGAGTCTAGGGATAACTCAACTAGTAGTCGTTCTATATCATTTGTCATGATTAATTCCTGTTATGGTAATTATACTGCAATTGGAAATTTAATGGGAGGAAGCGGGTTGTAATCTACTATATCAAAGTCATCTACTGTATAATCATACATAGATGGCTTATAATTAAGAAGTAATATGGGCGAATCTGGAGATTCAGATCGCGCCAAGTATTCAGTAGATGCCTCAATAGCATTGGTGTATACGTGAGCATGAGATGCATAATGATACAGCCTATTAGGGGATACTCTCAATTGTTGAGCTATCATATACACAAACATGGACGCAATAAACAAATTTGCGGGACCACCTATTGGATAGTCACAACTACGTTGAAATAAATGACAATCCAATCTCGTTAACTGCCCTTGTTCATCTGGAATAAGAATAAAATGGTACATAGCGTGACAAGCAGGTAATATAGCGCGATTATTCGTGTCTGGGCGCCAAAAAGTGAATAATGCTTGTCTGCTAGCTGGGTTGTTTCTTAACGTGTCAATCACATAATTTAATTGATTAAACCCAGCATCTAGGTTTGGATCATCCAACGCCGCTCCATAATGAATTAGATTAGCTCCATAGATATACCCACCACTCCCATCTGGGAAATGGTTCTTTGTTGTGAACTCAGCATTCTTCCACGGCGTCCATATATTAGATCCCATTCGCTCTAAATCGTTTATATTAGACGATCCGGATATGTACCACAGTAGTTCTTTAACGAATGACTTCCACACCATTTTGCGTTTGGTTAAAATTGGAACTCTAGTTGATATGTCGTACGATGTGCTTAAACCGAACTTACATCTAGTTCCAACTCCAGTTCTATCCCCCGATATAGTAATTCCAGATTCTAAAATCGCAGCAAGGGCTGAGTCGTACTCACTTAATATATAGTTATCCATTAACAAATTATTGGATTAGTTGAACAAGTAACTGGAGGAATAAAAAATCCCCCTTCATTTATAAACCTAGCAGGCGGAAATATTGGTTTTGGTGGAACCTCCATGGGTTTGGTGGCTGATCTATCCGGGGTTTGTTTATCAAATACTGACTGTAAATGATCTACGATAATTTGCCACTGTGGATCAGTTGGAGCTGCTCCAACTGTTTCCACATATCCTTGTAGCCAAATGCAAAAATGTTCTGGTATCATATTATTATCCTTATTAATTAGGTGGAGTGTCGTCAATAATAACTTCATGAGCGTCAGACAATCGGATCCATTTCCGCCATGCCCCAGCTAGTTTGTCAACTGGGGCGACTTCATGTAATATATCATATTTTCCACTACGAAGTTGTTTTCTAGCTGTGCGGCCAGTAGGCCGCACTTCAATACCTTCAAATACTATTGTTGGTTGTGTCATCGGAACTTTTTAAATTAATCCCTGGTATATATTGTTCAACATAATGGCGGTTTTGTGATATCATAGGCATGGATAGGTCTACTGCCCATCCACCGGGTTGTCTGCACATAGCAGTACCATGTCTCTGCCAAGTAGGCACATCACGTTGCCACTCGATATTGTGATCCCGTTGTAAACACTCTCGAATAATTTTACAGGATTTGCCGTGCATTTCTGTGTGGCTGTAATGATGCCTTCCTATTATTTGAACCGCATTGCGCATTGCGTCTTGTTGTCGCCAGATGAACGCATTACACACATCAGATTCCGGTACCGTGAAGACTCGAGCGTCAAACATAGGAAGATCACACAACGACAGCTGATCGTCAGGATGTAACAAATTCCACCAATATGTAAAATTAGCAGTAGCAGCAGCGGCGGCGACTGATACTATCTTCTGAATTTTTCCATCGAACCACTGACTACTGGTATGGGATGTATAATCAATCAACAACAGAGAAATTTCATCGGATTGGGTGTACCCAAATTTGACGTTTTGTATAGTACGAGTTAACCCTAACATAGTATGACACATAACATCATGCATGATTGGGTCATATGCTACTGAACGATCGCACCGTCGTCTGGTAAATGTATGGAATGCTTTGCCATCCAATCGGATGATGGCGGGCATGCGAGGAACTAAAATGCCACCTGATGCTGCTTCGTATTTTTTCATACGAGTGCTGAGATCGTCGTAACTGTGCTTAGCCATTGCAATTATCCTAATTTGTGGATTAAAGATAATATAATAACACAATTTACAAAAAAACTCAAGAGTTGGATTTTTCACCTCAACTCTTGAGTTATCGGACTATAAGTTTAAGTCTTCCCTGGCGACTATCCAATCGCGACACAATCCAGAACGGACGATGTCATTTTTAGTAAAGGTGACTGTTGATACAGTAGGCATTCTAGCAAACACTTGCAATGCTGCTCCCAATCCACTTACATCATTCTTTTTATAAATTAAATCAGTTTGTCTAATATCACCTACCCCAATTAATCGAGACGTGTCACCAAGTCTGGTTACTACTGTGTCAATTTCATGTAAGTTGAGATTTTGTATTTCATCACACAACACAAAACTATCAGACCAAGTCATACCTCTAATAAACGAAGTAGATACGAATTCGATTATTCCCGCTTCCTTCATATCATCATACGTTGATTCGCGACCGAATAACTCACTAAGAATAACACGATATGGTGCTTCAAATCCTGACATCTTTTCTTCGGCAGTACCCGGCAAATGCCCCATCTCACGAGAAGCTGCATTGGACCTAACAATAATTAATTTTTGCTGAGGTTGTTGGGGATCCAATATATCACTGATTGCTAAGTATAATGAGATGAACGTTTTTCCAGTTCCAGCACTTCCCACTCCGATTACATCAGCTCCACTGTAAAAGGCAGCAAAGAAATCTTTCTGAGTTTCTGTTAGCGGCTGGATATTGACCATATCCCGGATGTGCCATGTTTTGGCTTTGGGGCCTATTTTACGAGCTTCGTAGTTATTGATTAAGGCATTAGATAATTCGTATACAGCAGCGGATTGATTTTTCGACTTGGTTCTGGCTTTTACTGTGCGTTGTCTAGACATGCGATATCTCCATGATGATTGATAGTCACTACAACAAGCGGAATTGCTTGTTGTAGGAGGATGCAGCTAACCTGCAGGTGACAATCATGACTTCAAATACTGCTATGTCACAATAGACACAAATATGCAGGGTAGTACTAATACTATTTATGGGGGATACGTATCACCCACGACGCTTACAGAAATTACAACAACAAACAATTGGTTATAATCGACCTATTGTTCCAAAATAGCTCGCTCTACATCTAAATCTCGGTTAATTGCATCCTCAGATGTAAATTTATCAGGATATCGCGCTCTTAATTTGTTAAACCCAGCAATAAGAGTTTTATCGATAGATGATCGCATTGCATCATGTGCAATCAGACCATACCACATAGTGTCGAAAATCTCTTCTCTGAAATTTACTTCATCAATCGGAGTACCATCTGTTAAATGGGATACCATAGCTTCTAGTAATTCGGCTCCTTCTGTGCTTATTCCAATAGCAGAATGTAGCAATCTAGTGTTACAACCAATCTCAGGACAATCTTGGACTGGGACCTCAAATGAACCATCTTCAATTTCATGCATTTGAGTTTCAGCATCACACAGATAATTCCACCAACGAGTTTGATCAATCGGTTTACCGTAGAATATTTCTTTCTTTACCATATCCAATAAGTTACCAGATGCAATGCTCAATCGCAGGACAGCCAATAATACTTCTTTGTTGGTAGAGATTGTATCTAATTGGCTCTCTGTTCTTACTGCATCAGCGATATAGTTATCTAATGACATATACATTCCTTGTATTAATTAAAAAATAATATTGTACAAGGAATGTACTAAAGTTACAACATTGGATTACATTTTAATTCCACGTTTAGTGAATTCAGCCAGCAATGCCTGTAGTTTATTGTCAGATCTGGATATGTTAGTACGGATTTCGTGAGCCACTTTTTTGTCAGGCAATGATGATAAAATCTGAGCTACCATTTGATCCGCTTGTGATAATTGTTGACCAATAGATGCATCTTTTACTGGCTTGGTTTTAGTTGGCTTGGACTCATCTGGATTTTCTTGTTCCCATTTGCTGTGCAACCGATCCCACAACGCTTGCAATTCAGTAACAGATGTGGATAGTTTACGAGACGCTGCATTTAATCCATCTGCTTGTTGTGGGTTTTTCGTAATCTTCGCCATTTTAGACAAAATCACCGGTAGTAGACCAGCAATGGTACTAGTGTGACCTGAATATGAAATTTCATGCTCTTGTCTAAATTTATTATCCATATTAACCTGCAACGCAGCTAATTGTACTAATTCATTTCGAACTGACTGATATTCAGGGGATGCTGATAATACACGCAACGCAGCCTTTAACCCATGTACCGATGTAGTATGGCGGGTGGTTGATAAGTAATTTTCAGTGAACCACTTAGCTTTAGTCCGACCAACTACAAATCGAGTAGTTCGCTTCATATCACTATGTTCGTTTTCACTATATAGTTTTTCTAATTGTCCCCGGATCGTGGCTGCGTATAATACAGCCAGACTATTGGATATTCTTATTACTTGAGGAATTGCTCCTAAGACGTCTACAGCAGTTTCGCACAATAACATAAATCATCTCACATATTTTATGTATTATTTATATGAACAAGGCACATCTAATTAGATAATTCACTAACAGATTGTCCAGATAGGACACGTAGTATGGTATCTGATAAAATACCAGCAATAGTTACCTGTCTAATTTTGGGACAAGTGCTAGCTCCAGACGAAAGTGGGATAGAATCTGTAATCACCAATTCCGATATACTAGAATCCATCAAATTTGAACAAGCAAGGCCGGATAGGATACCATGAGCACAATACGCAGATATAGAAACAGCCCCATGAGCGGTTAATACATTAGCTGCTGATTTTATCGTGCCACAACTATCAGCGATATCATCAACTAAAATGCAACGCTTTCCAGTTACATCTCCAATGATGTTCATCACCTCTGATTGACCTGGACCCGTTCTTCTCTTATCCAACACAACCAAAGGGCCTCCTACATCAGGAGCACATACGACAACATCATCCATATTAGAATATCGTTGATGTATGTCATCTATATATAACCGAGATACTCCAATTACATCAGTTGGAATGTGAAAAAATCCCTGCGTCTGGGCAGCGTGAATGTCCACTAATACCACGTGAGTAATCCCAACATTTTGTATCATATCAGCCACAACTGCTGCGGAAATTGGCGACCGAGAATACCCTGGGCGGCGATCCTGCCTACTGTATCCGTAATATGGAATTACAGCAGTGATGCTATTAACAGCAGACCGACGTAATGCATCAGCAAATAACATCAATTCCATGATAGAATCATTAATCGGAGGACAAGTGGATTGAATGATTACGGCGTCACACCCACGGACATTAGACAACAACTCTAATTGTATTTCTCCATCAGGAAATCTACCAATAGTAGAGTCTGATAACTGCATTGATAAATTATTGGCTATCCCCTGTGCCAACGCCACATTAGACGTTCCTGTAAATAACTTAATATCACATTCCATTTAAATCATCCTCTATTGTTATAATTGCTTGGCGTAATCCTGATAGTAATGGGCGTAAAGGTGCCTTATACACCCCAGATGTGTTAATGCAGTTAATTTCTAATATGTATGGGTCACCTGATATATCATCTATACAAACATCAACCACATATGCTACATCTACCTGACGATCTTCTTCTACCACCCGCTCTACTACTCTAATCACTTTGGTTGATAGTTGGTAATCAGGATGTTCCACTAATTCCCCATCCTCCAGTTCCCAACTATATGGTGTTTGTGTGGCTATCTTTCCATCTATTATCCAAAATCTCCACTCAACTGGGGATAACTCAACGTGGTTATTAACTAAAATCATAGCATCATCATCCATAGACTTTAATGTGAATGCTAGCTCCTGTTCGTGTTGAGAATCTATAATAACCGTTTGCCCCGTGAATAATTTATTTCCAGAATTAGGGCGAATGAATACTTTATTAGTTCCCCATAACCGATGGCAAAATTGATACATCCAACTAGTATTCAATACTTGTTTGGTGGTAAGATATACCCCACCACGATTGAGAAATGGAACGTCATATGAATATAACGACGTGTAATAGCTCACCTTATATCGATCAGAATCAAATAAGGTAGTTATATAAAAAGGAGCTCGTCTAGCATCCTGAATAGTAGTTAAATGAGTTGCATATATAGGAGGAACAACAGTTTCGAATGGGTATGGACTACATTGATGGGTCGCTCCTCGAACTAATTGCAACTCATCTCCCATATCAGTTAAAATTTGCGTGACTTCCGCTACTCGATCTTCACCAATTACAGCTTCGTGTATTCGCCAAAACATAATATTTCCTTGTGAACATTAATTGGAGTTATTATACATCAAATAACTCCAATTAACAAGGAGGGATATTAATTTTTCATTTAACCAGTATTAGTAAAATAAATCGAAGTTGGGGATAGTGCTTTCCCTATTGAACTCATATTAGTTGGATACGTTAATGGGGCGGTATCATGTGGGTTCGTGACGACAATATCTCCTGGAATGGTAGGAGATATCCACACGCGTTGGCCTACGGTAGGTAGTACCCAAGTTGGATCTTGTATAATTCCCTGTAGTACAATGGGACCAGATGTTCCTACTAACATATCATCCAATGCAAATGCTACAACATGAGTATCCGTGTCAGCGTATACCGCAGGGCGAATGTGATCAAAAGAGGACAATACCACTACTGAATTTTTTGATATATTTTCATCAGCAGTAACCACTATAGCAATATTATCTACCTTTAATGAATTAATAGACACTCCATGTACCAACACATCATCTTCAGTAGTTAGGAATGCTCCACTCGATTTCTTGATTGGTTTATTGGTGGTGTCGTGTAAAATCCTACCAGCTACTACACTACCGACGAATCCCACCTGCGAACCAGCATACGGAGATAACGAATTATTACCTAACGAGAAAAACGTTCCAGTGTTTACCTTAGCCGCAAATACTCGGACAACCACACGGAAAGCTCCTAAGTGATAAACAAACATAGTGTTGGTAGTAGTATCAAACCAATGTAATCCTTCGATTAGTATGGTGGGAGCGACTGGACCGTAAGTGGGTGCTATGTTAGTAGCACCAAACGTCCGAAGTCCGGATCTAACATCAATATCCCAATACAACCAATAATCGACAAAATCTAATAAGTTAATCCATGCATTAGATACAGTGGAGGTCTCAGTAAATAAGTAATTAACATCCTTATGTGCAAAGACAACATCAACTTTCCCCGAATCAGTAGATAAACTGACTGATTGAGCTCCATATACAAGAAATTGTTGAATATTAGATATCGCAGGATATGAAAGTATACCTTGTGTGAAATTTAATCGCATATTGGTAGTATCTATAATTATATCAATATTTATGGATTAATTCTGATAAATACCTAACACATCAATACCCACTATATGGAGCATTCCATGGAATTATCATTTGAAAGAATTTACAAAGAATTGAGTCAAGAAGAAGGAGTCAGATACCTCCCATACAAAGATACAGTTGGAATATGGACGGTTGGATTAGGACACAACATGCAAGCCATGCCGGTTGCTAACATAATACATAGACCATTCGGCAATGGGGATAAATTAACTCCAGATGAGTCAGCTATGTTGTTTAGACGCGACTTAACTAACGTATTCAACGATTTAGACAAGCGTTTGCCATGGTGGAGAGATAACGACGCTGCACGTCAATATGTCTTAATATCCCTTTGCTTTAACTTGGGAATAGCTGGGTTAATACAGTTTAAAAATACATTAGCAGCATATCAATCTAAAAATTGGACAAAAGTAGTCTCGGGGCTTAAGCAATCTAAGTGGTATAAACAAGTCGCCGCTAGAGGTCCAAAACTATGTAACATCATAACATCGGGCACATTTCCAGATGGCGGGACTTATTAAAATTAGTTTCCCACATAACCACTAAATTATACCCCAACGCCAGAATCTCTTCTTCTCTGGCTTTGGTGTTGTTATACAAATCTCCCATAGTTTTTCCAACTACATCATTCATAATATCTGGTGCGAACACATCTGGATTACCGTGCCAATAATCCCCGTGAAATTCGTAAATAGTATTTGTTAGTGGGTCGTATCCATCAGCTGAATATTTGGTTTCTGGAATAGACCATTCCTGAAGTAGATGAGGAATTTCTAACGAATCAAGCCATTGTAGTTGTTTGTAGCTAACATAGAAATTAGTTCTGATTTCTATTTCCGCTTTTTTTAAATACTTACCAACAGTTCCGTCCCTAATGCCTAATTCATCTGATATTTGAATGGCTGTTTTTGACTGAGTAATATATTGGGCAAATAGCCATTCTGAGTTGTGTAGTAGTGGAAGAACGTCTATCATGTGTTGTTGGTTGTAGTATTCAGTCCCATATTTTTTCAACTGTGATGCTTTTATGGTTTCTTTGACCAATTCCGACTTTCTTGGGTTGTCCACTCCATATTTTTTCAAATTAGTAGCTCTAATACGACCTTGTATTAGAGCCGAACCAAATGACGATTCGCTTCCGTATTTTTCTAAATTAGTCGCTCGTATTTTATCACAGTGCCATGGGTGCTCGGTACCGTATTTTTCTAAATTAGTGGATTTAATCCGCTCTCGTATTAATGGCGACCCAAATGGATTTGTGTATCCGTATCGCTCTAAATTAGTCGCTTCCTGCTTGGTTTTTACTTCTTGGGTTTGCCTAGGATGTCCTCCATATCTTGCTAAGTTAGTAGCACTTTGTTTACTATACCTACAACTAGGGCATCCTTGCTTACTATGGATGTGGTTTGCTGGAGTCATGGTGAATTCTCCGTGATGATGACATATTATTGTTACTTTTGTATGCGAGTTGACGTAGTCAACTAAATCGTAGACATAATCATCTCCATGTATTTGGCTGGCAGAGTGTAAGAATTTGAGCCTGTCATGAGGTTTTGGCATATTGAATATCTGGTATTATAAATAATACACTATACCACGCGCACTCTATATAATCAACAAGATGATATTAAGTACCATATCGCGATTTTCCGAATATCCTAACCCCTAACCACATAATTAGCGATCGCACACACATATGAGATTCTGGAAGTATCATCGCCTCAAAAAATATATCATCAGCTACCTTTCTAGGGACTTCCATTGTAGTATATAGATAATCATGAACCACAGATGCTCTAATTGCAGTATTACCTAATAACTCATATACAACAGGAATCCTCGGAACCGATGCCAAATCAGTCCGATAACCAGCTGGTACTGTGATACTACCATTAGGATGCAACTCAGTATTATATATAAATGGATCTGCGACAATCCACTCTGAATTTTCGTGGTTCTCGCATTGAAGAATTAAAA